GCTCGACCTTTGCTGCGCGCACCGGCTTGTCCGGTACAAACTTCGCCTTCCTGCCCGCGACCAGCGCGATCGCATGCCGCACCGGCACCTCGTATTCCTCGCCGGCGGTCAAATGCCGCGTGCCGTACTTGTGCGGCTTGGTCGCCATCAGCTTGCGCATTTTCATCGGCATCATCTCCGAAAAATGGGGGCGGACAGAGGAGGCCGGCCCGCCCCCAGGTGCGAGGTGGTCCTGGATTACGCGGTGTGGACCGGGCCGCCCCAATCAGCGCTGGTCAGATACGCAACCGACTGCGTCCGGCCGCGCATCCAGTTGATGACTCGCTCGGCTTTGACACCAACCGAATTTGTTTGCCAAAGACTTACAAGGGAAGCGCCTGTCGGCGTACTCGAATCGTGCGCCGGCGCGTCCGACATTTCCAGCGATGCTTCCATGCTGGTATCGACGGAAACATCGCCATCATCCGCCAGGAAGACATCCGTGGCATTGACCAGCACAACAAGCGCAGCGGGGACATAATCACTCACGATAACCGGCATGCCGTAGACTGTTCCGCCGGTTGCGCCCATGGTTGGGAATTCCTGCTGACCGAGCGGATTGACCATCATTGCCAGTGCCTGAGCACAAGCTGATGTCATAATAAACACGCCACTCGAAGGAGGATTATTCGCCGCATTGAACTTTGCGAGCAGCGAGCGAATATCCAACCGAATGGCGTCGGAATCATCGCCCGACGATATGATCGTTGCCGCGCCGTTGGTGATCGAGGCCGGCGATACATTCGTCACTGCGGTCTTTGACGGAGTGATGAAGTCGGTGTCGAGTCTTGCCCGCAATGCTTCCGCCAGTTGATTACGCACGATCGCATCCGACTTCGGATCGCTGAACCTGATGTTCTCCATGCTCAGCACACAGATGTTGGCGACCTTCAACGGTGCAAGCGTGGTTCGTGTGAAGGCAAACGACGTTAACGGTTTTGCTTTCGATTCCCCGACCCAATAGCCAGCACCGGCGCCGGTCTGTGTAACGATCGGAACGCGGAATGGGACCGAAGTCAAAGCCGGAACGCCACCAGTGCCGAAGCGCCCCAAGATCGTCCTCGGACGCAAATACTCGAGAAAAGCCGCGACCGCCGCGCCCCCGGTCTCTGCACCGATGAGGTTGGCCGCCCAGCTGCCCGAGATGGTCGTGCCGGCGGGAACGGCAGCCTTGTAGAACGCGGCGACTTCGCTGTCGCTTCCGTACATCGCCGCGGCAACATCTGACGCACGCTCGCTTGATACTCGCTGGATGATTTTGACTTTCACCCGCCGGGCCAATTCAATGCCGGGTTCGAGTGTCGGCTTTGCTTTGACGATGATCGCTCCGCCACGCGCGGCGGAGCCGTCCTCGGTCCTCTCGGCCTTCACCGCCTTGGCCGCGAACGCCTTGGCCTGCTCGATCTTGCGCAGCCGCACGAGATCTTTGTCTAGGGCTTCGACTTCACCGGCGAGGGTATCGAACTCATCTTGTTCGCCCGCGTCTGACGTGCGGTCCTCGTCGAGACTCTTCTGCATCACGGCTTCCATGCGCGCCGCGCTGGCGGCCCGCTTGGCCTCAAGCGCAGTGATCTGCTCTGCAATGGTTTTCATATCTACACCCTCCTGGGTGGACTTCCGTTGAGGATGTCCCGAGGCGCCGGGTGGGTTGAGATGAACGACACGACGCGGCTTTGCTTGGCCGGACGCGGCCCGCTGCGCAGTGTCGATCGATTTCACGGTGGCGATGGTGGCTTCGCTGTTCGCCGGGATGGTCACGGCACTGAGCTCGAGCCAGTCCCATTTGATGAAGCGAATGCCGTCGGTCTCTTCGATGAACGAGAACTCGATCGGCTTGAACCCGATCGAGAGGCCAGGAACCAGCCCAGCCTTGATCAGCGACCAGGCGCGGTCGATCTCAGCGGTCACACCCTTGGCAATCTTGGCGACGATCTCAATGCCGGATTTGCTGACCTTGGCATGAGTGACGTGGCCGATCGGGTTGCCTGAGTCGTGTTGCCACAGCAACGGCAACGGTAGTTTGAACTGCGCACCGGTCGGCTCGACCACATCCTCGAGCCGATCCGGCGTCGGCGTCGATGCCATGCCGGTGATGATGCGCGCGTCCTCGTCGACCTGCTTGATCTCAAGCAGGCTGTATGCCCGGTTCAACATGGTGGTGGCCTCTCAGGAACTTTGCTGGCCGCTGCGATGTTGTCTTGGTGCAGGTGGGCAGAGCAGCAGGTGTGACGCGATGGGCAACGATCCGAACAATCCAAAACCAGATCCGCAGAACCCTAATCCGGGTAAACCGAACCCCAATCAGCCGCCGCAACCACAGCGATAACAACCACGCGGTGGCATGATCGTGAGAGCGTGAGTCAGCCCCCCGATCGTCATGCTCTCACGGCGTTTTTGTCAGGCGAAAAACAATCGGACTTCCGGCCGCTTCTGCGGCGTCGGATTGAGCGCCATCAGCGCCGAGGCGTTGAATAACGCCATCAAGGGGTCGATCTTCCCATAACCCGAATCATCACGCGCGATGCGCATGCCGGTCGGCGTCGGCACGATGCGCGCGTTGCCGGCGCACCACGTCATCAGCGCCTGACCGCCGTGCTTGAAGCTGCCGTCCACCAGTTTGCGTTCGACGGTCTTAATTGCGCCCATCAACGAGATGCCTTGGCGGATGCCGACGAGAAGCTTGTCCTCTTGCGTGACGCCGATTTTTGCGAGGGCATCGACAATGCCGCCGATCCCGATCGCGTCCACGCCGACACCGGCAAGTTTTTTCGTGCCTTTAACTTTTTCCACGATGTCCGTGACATACGAAATGTCATCCGGCAATTCCTCGACCACGGTTAAGTCGCCGTCGGCCTGAAACCTTTCATAAAACCCGGTATTAGCTTTCCGCCGCTCGAGCCCTTCCGGCGAGATCAGCGCATGCATCCACGCCAGATGCGTCTTGGTGTCCTTCTCGCGTCCGACCACGGCAATGCCGAGCAGATCGTCAAGCCCGCCGCCGTCGATGCCGACCACCACCGCTTCCGAACGCTCGAGCACCGATTCGAGCGTCAGTCCGTCCTCGGTGCCGCGGCTCCAGTGGTTGGCGCCGGCCCAGCCGTCGGCGCGCAAACTCATGCCGATTTGAATATTAAAATGTTGGGAGGCTATAAGTGCGACCGCCGCCGGCCCATCAGCCTCGGCCCGCACAATCTCGCGCGCCAGGAAGCCCTCGTTGGTCGAGCGCCCCAGGTTCGGGTTGACCAGCGGCCAGTATTTGCGCTCCTTCCAGCCGCCGTCGCGCGCCAGCCGATCCGGCAGTTCGTACAGCACCGGCAGCAGCGGCATGCGCGTCTTGCCGTCCCGCACCGCGCGCGCCATCGCCAACTCGGACGCAAACACGCCGCTCGGTGGTTGCTTGCTCTGCGTCGTGGTCTGGAACAGGAAACCATCCGTTCTTTTCGTCAGCGCACCGCGCAACTCGATGAAGATTTCGGCCGCGTTCGCTCGTTTCGCAAACACATGGGTCTCGTCGATCATGGTGCCCAGCGCCAGCGAGCCGGTGATCACATCGGTATCCGCGGCCTTGATCTGCAGGCTCGCGCCGGTCTGCCGGTGCGTGATCTTTCGGATGTGATCCTGCACATGCAGGATCTTGCTGAGCTCGGGATCGAGCCGGATGGTGCCTTTCGCTTGCCGATACGCGATGCTGGCAATCTCGATTGTGGGGGCGACGAACAAAAATTCCGCGGAGGGTCGCGGGTTGATGATCAGCGCGGTCAGCATCACCGCGCCGCCATTCGTGCTCTTGCTGTTGCCCTTAGGGATTAGCTGGAAGACCTCAGAAATCCGACGAACATTGGCGGCCCGGTCGTAGCTCCCGAACAGCGCCGCCACGATCGGGAAGAACCAGGGACCGCAGACATCGCCCAACCGCGGCGTCCCGATCACATCCGGCAACCGCAGCCGCTTGAAGCATCGCAGCGCCTTGGCCGCCTCGCCCTCGTACAGCGGCAGTTCCGGGACTAGACTGCGGCCGTCCAAGATACGCTCCTCCCAGTCTGGGCAGCTCGTATCCCAGTCCTCGACCTCCCGTAGGATGCCGCCAGGCGCCCCAGGGAAGGCCGCTGGTGCGTTTTGGGAGGCGGTGGGCTCTGGGGTGGCGGGGAGGAACTGCAGCATCAGTTGACCTGATTAACCTCCAGGTCATCGGCCCACTCGGTACTCGCGCCACCGGCGGTCGCCGCCGCCTGCTGCAACTGCTCCTTGCGGCCGATCGGCGCCTCGTCCCACGGCTTCGGCTCGACCCAATGCGCCCGCACCTTCAGCCAGAAAATGCAGGCCGCCACCGCGCCATTGCCGTTGCCGGTCGCCTTCTGGAACAGACTCTGCGCCACCATCGAATTTGCCTTGATGTGGCCAGTGTCCAGCTCGTAGCGATACCATTTTTCCAAGGTGGGCTGCGATATCCCGATTACACGCGCAATATCCAAATGCGGAATGCCATAGCTCGCCATCGCCTCGACTTGCTTGCGATCCTTCTCGTTCGGCTCGTGCAATTTTCCCTGGCTCATGCCGCCTCCTGACGCCTCGCCTTCTCGCCGGTGAAGTTCTGCCAACGCTCGATCGTCACGTCGCAATAGGTCGGATTGATCTCGATCGCGTGGCACGCGCGGCCGGTCATCTCGGCGGCGATGATCGTGGTGCCCGAGCCGACGAACGGGTCATAGACCGCCTGGCCGGGCGATGAGTTGTTCTCGATCGGCCGCTTCATGCACTCGACGGGCTTTTGCGCCGAATGACCGGTTTCGGATTTCGTCGGTTTGTCGATTTGCCAGAGCGTCGATTGGGTTCGATCGCCTTGCCAGTGTGCCGTTTTGCCTTTGCGAACTGCATACCAGCACGGCTCATGCTGAACATGATAATTGCCGCGGCCAATCGGAAATTGCTGCTTCGCCCAAACGATCTGCATGCGGATTTCAAAACCAACCGCGATCAAGGCTTCGTAATGGGCGATTTGCATGGCACCCGGCGGGTGCCATGCATACGCAACATCACCAGGAAACAGCGCCCACGCCTCGCGCCAATCGACGCGGTCGTCGTTGGTCACAAGTCCTACGGCGCGAGCGCCGTAGGGTTTTCCATTGGCGCGATCGGCCCGGTTGCGCCAGTCGGGATCGTAATCAACCCCATACGGCGGATCGGTCACCATCAGGTGCGGGGAGACGCCACCGAGCGCCCTCGCAACATCCTCGGCGTTCGTCGCGTCACCGCACAGCAGCCGATGCCGGCCGAGCTGCCAGACCTCGCCGAGTTTCGAGATCGGCTCGACCGGCGGCTCGG